GCTTTTAGATATTTTGGTGATACATTAGATTATGCAAAATTATCTAAAACTTTAAATTCAGAACATGGTCCATTATTAAGATTAGGAAAAAATAGAATACTTCAAGATGATGGTCAATCATTTGAAAAAGATGCACGTAATGCAGCTTACTCATCTGTATTTGGAGTAAGAGCTAATGTAGATGCACCTGGAAGTAACTTAAGATATATGAATTCAACTGGTAGAAATGGAGTTTTAATAGGTGACATGTCTACTAGTAATTCAAGAATATTAGATCTTAACGATCCGGGACTTCAAATTGAAAGACGTTTTCCATTTAGTGAAAAAACTTTTCCAATAAATATGGATAAATTCCGTAATGATGAATTTGATTGGAGAACTCAAGGAGGTAACTTACAAAGTCTTATAGAAAGATATGGATATGGAGCATTAGCTGCAGCAGGTCTTGCTGGTGTAGGTACAACAGCACCACAAGAGTATCTTGATAAGTATGTTACTAACCCTGTTAAACAAGGTTATCAAAAAGTAGAAGATCTTTTAACAAATCCATGGGAACAACCTAAAAGAAAAGAAGGTGGTCTTGTAAAAGCTCAAACTGGTTTAGGAGTTGTTAAAACAGCACGTGATATAGGTAGATTATTAAAACCTGTTTCTGAATTTAGAAGTACATTATCTGGTTTAGGTGACTTAGGTGGTCTTACTAATATGGCTCCTATTATGAATTCTGTAACTAAATCACTAACTAATTTAAATTTTGAAACTCCTTTAGTTCCTAAATTAGATTACAATCCTAAAGATTTATTAAATTATTATAGAAATAGAGATACTGAAGGTACTCAAGGAATGGGCTTAACAGATACTGAGTTAGCAAAACATTTAGGTGATTTTAAATTTAAAGATTTTTCAGATGGATGGTTGGCACGTCAAGAACTTAGTAATTTAGCTACCTTTGGTAAACAACCTCTTTTAAATAGAGCTGACTTTGCTAATCAAGAAGAAATGTTTATAGATAAGTTATTTCAAAAATATGGTAATGATCCTGAAAAAATGATTGAACTAGCTCAAGCTGAAGGTATATCTCCTGATGCAATACTTTTAAGAAGTCTTAGAAGACTAACTAATCCATCAGAAAGAGATATCTTTGATAGACAAAAACCTTTTTACGTTCCTGAAAATTGGAATCGTAGTAATAATTCTGCACTATGGAATACTAACTATGGACAATATAAACCATTCGGTAAAAATTTAAATGAGTATGGTTCAATGGGTGGTAAACCTCCAGTATCATTTGGAGACTCAGGAGAATTTGATCAACACTACTGGGATCAAATAAAAAAGAATGAAGAGTTCTTAAGTGGAGATTATAACATGTCTCCTGAACAAAGATCAAAAATAGAATCAAAAGTATCTGGTCTTTATCAGAAAGGTATAAATCAAGGTTTACAACAAAAAGGATTTGATTTAAAAAATCCATTAAGATATACAGGTTACGATGCAATGAGAACTTTGACACCTAATAAATATGGAGGAGAATTACCACAAGCACAATTTGGTATTGGAAATGTATTAAAACCAATTGTTAATTTTGGTAGTAAATTTGCAAAAGCAATAACTCCTTCTACTGCATTAAAAAGTTTACCAAAAGCAAGAAGTTTATCAGAAGCACTTTCAACATTATATGGTGTACCAACACCTATGTCATTACCTAGAATATCACCTACAGCACTTAAGACATTAAGACAAGTACAAAATGTAGGTAGAGCTAAAGCAGTATTTAAACCTTTATCTGAACAATATCAATATGCTTTAAATGAAAATATACCAGACTATGATTTAATGAAAATGTTTGGTAAAACAAAAACTGATTTATTAAATGAAATAGATGTTCTTAAGGGTAAAGAACGAGCAGATATGTATTTAAGAGGTTCAATGTCAGATAGGTTAAGAGGTTCAATGTCAGATAGGTTAATAGATCAAATGAATAGTACAAGAAATACTACAGACATGAATGGAATGATTCGACATTATATAACTGAACCTGATTTAGATGGTTCAGATTATGGTATAGATTATGGTGTAGGTGTAGATTTAGATGCTGGTATAGATCCTGTTGCACTGAATAACTATCGTGATCAAGTTAATGTATATAATAGCAGTAACCCAGGTTTTAAAGAAAAAGTTGGAGATAAAACTTTAAAAATAAAAGAAGGTATAGTAGGAGGTATAGATAATATACTTAAACCTTATATGTCAGACATTCCAATGTATGAAGGACAAGTTTTGGAAAATATTCCTGGCTTACATATAGGTCCAACAGGTATGAAAGGAGTATCTGATAGGGTATTTGAAAAAATGAATAAGACTATTAATTCAGGAGATGTTTTTACAGGTAGTTCTAACACATCACATAGTTCATATTTACCACAGTTAAAACAAACATTTAAATATCAAGAAGGGGAGCCTCAGTATTTAGGTTATAAAAGTATGAATGACTTGGGCTTTTTAAGTAATTATGGTTATAGTAAGGATGAAATTTTAAATTATTTAAATACTGAAATGGATGTTTTGATTAATAAAGGTTTTATACCAAAAAACATAAAAAGACCTTATATTATGAAACGAGGTAATTATGATGACATTAGATTGCCTCACTATGGAATTAAACAATTTGCAAATGGAGGTTCTATGCAATTGGTTCTTAATCCAAAAGAAATTGATCAGTATGTTAAAGGTGGCTATATAGTTGAAGATTATTAAACTTTTAAAGTTTATCTGTTAAATTAAAATTTAGTATATTGTATATATAAGATATTATGAAAAAACAAGTAAGGATAAGAAAAGCACTTCCAGGAGAAACTCCAGGGTACTATAATAAGACTGCAAAGTTTTTAAAAAAAGCAAAAATGGGTATGGAAGTATCATCTTCTATTATGGATCCGGCTAGAATAAATCAAATAAAAGATAATGTATATATATCATTAAAAAATGATTCTACTCCAGATCTTGTATATAACCAACTTATTAATGAGTATGCACTAGATGAAAGTACATCTGTGATGATTATTAAAGAAGCACTTTCAAAACTTGCTCAAGAAGGTTATGTAGATCCTGATTCAGAAGAAGAAGATACTTCTACAAATCCAGAAGAAGTTCCTGCAACTCCTAATCCAACAACAAATGAAGATGCAGAAAGAGCAGCTTCAGATGCTGAACAAGATCAACTTGCAATGTCTGATTCAGGATACTATGATGAAGAAGAAGCCCTTAATAATGATACGTCTCATCTAGAGAATGAACAAGATGAGCAAGAACAAGCATTTAGATATGGTGGTTATTTTGCAAATGGTGGAACAGAAGAATATGATGACTATGAAGATCAATATTCAAATCAACAGTTAGGAAGAGAACAAACTGTAATGGGTCAATATGAAAATCCGGGAGCTATGTCTTCTGAAAAACCTTTCTCTATAGAAGACTTAATAGCTGTTACTCCAGGTATGCAAGATCAATCAGCATTCCCTGATCTTTCATCTTATATAGGTAATTATCAAGAACAAGATTATGAAGCACAAGAATATTTACCACAAGCTCAAACTGGGTGGGCTGGTAAATTAGCAGAACTTTCAAAGTATATACCAAAAATTCCTACTAATCTAACATCGTCAATAACACCAATGACTAATTTTTCTACAGCTAGAAAATTAGTACCACTAGTTACAGGAGTAGGACAAGCAATGACTAAGATACCATATTTAGGAGCTAAGTTTAAACCTAAGCTTGCAACATCCTTTACTCAAAATAGAACTGAGTTATGGAATGTTCTTAATGGTGCTTCCCCTAAATTAGGAACATTCAGTCAAAATGGAAGTTTAATTGGTGGAGCTGATGGAAGTTTACAAGCTGATAAATTATTACTATATCAGGATGATGTACACAAGATTATTGATAATATTAAGTTTGGAAAAACTAATTTTACTCTTGATGACATAAATCCAATTGCACAAGAAGATGGTTTAGTTAGTGGAATTTATCCATTAGATACTAAAGTTATTGGTGGTACAGATGATGCAGGTAATACATTTTTTGAATTAAAACATACATTTGGACCAAATCAAAGATTACCTTTTGGAACAACACCTGCTAAAGCTAAAGAAGTTACCTTTAAAAATAGATTCTATTTTAATAATGATCCTGATACAGGTGAATTAAAAGTATTTGATCCTCTTGGTAATTCATTAATGAGTGGAGTACAAACAAAGTCAAAAGTTACAAGACCAATAGGTACATCAGTCCTGGGTTTAACTCGTGATCTTTTTACAAAGGATGTGTCATTTACGAATAATACTAATTTAGAAACTCCATTTCCTAATTACTTCTATCAGAATAAAGGAGCAAGAAAAGTTGATATGACAGGTTTACCACCAAGAACAGTGGCTGATATGGGTTTCTTAGGAAAAGCTGGTAGAGCATTAGAATGGGGTACTACTTCAGGATTGAATCAATTATTTAGAACACATTCAAAAAATGTTGAAAAAGTTGACTATCCAGTTTATGGATATGCAAACATGGCACTTGGACCAAACATTCAAAATCCTGCAAGTGTTCCTTTTTCTCAAACTGCATCTGATATAAAGAATGCTATAAACTATAAATGGAGACTTGGTCTTAAAACTACTTTAGGACTTGGTGCTGCTTATTATTTAGGAGATAAGATATATGATGCATATAATGAATGTCAATGTACGGATCCTAATGCACCTAACTTCATGGCTCCAGATGCTGTGGGTAACTGTCCTTGTAATACTGATGTAGGTCCAAGTAGAGTTCTTGATCCTAATGGAATTCAAGAAGAGAATACTGTTGATCCATCATTATTAAAGCATGATGTTGATACTTTATATCAGGGTGAGTATTCAGATCCTGAAGATGACTTCAAAAAAGGTGGTATTACTAAAAATAGATTCATTAAAAGAATGACTTCTATGTATGCAGATGGAGGTCCTTCTACTGAAGGTGCTCCAGGACAAGGTAAAAGAACTGATACATTAACAGATGAAATTTCTAATACAAAAATATCTTTCTTAAATACATTAAAGAATAATTCTAATAAAGCTATATCAGAAGATATATATAAAAATGCTCAAGGTAATCCACAAATCTTAAATATGTTAACAAAAGATGGTTATAAGGAAAATCTTTCTGAGGATGCTTTTGATACAACACCACTTAGTACAGATCCTACAGCTGCATTTGGAGGATTCATTGATATGGATGCTGCAGAACCACTTACTAAATTTGTTTATGGTGGTGATGATGAAGAAGAATACTATGAACCATATGGTCTTGAACAAGCTCAGAGAGGTATAACTATTCAGAACAAAGCAGGTGAGTCAAGAGGCATGCAAGATAAAATGAATTATCAAGAATGGGCAGATAGTGAAGCATTAAATAGAAATAGTGAAAGAGAAGATTGGGAAGCTGATAATCCAGATGGAGACTATGATACTGATGTTGATATAGATGATAGAACATATGATGATTATGAAAATTTTTATGATCAATCATTAAATGAATTTTCTAATGAAGGTGAAGAAGATTTAAAAATGGATGAACCTAGGGTTGGTGAAACTAATAGTGCATATTTATTAAGAACAACAGGTAATCCTGGATATTATCTAAATAACGATACTTGGAATGGTACACAATGGGTAAAAACAAATCAAACTAAGTGTGGTCCAGGAATGGCTTATAGTAATACATATAAAAAATGTATTCCAATTTCTAAAATAAATTATATCCCTAAAGAAGTAAGAGGACAGAGTGGTTGGAGAAATAACTTACTACCTTGGAATCCAATATTACACTCTCAAGGTTCATGGGTTAAACAAAAAGGTACTCCATATTATTTAAATGATGGTAGATCTTATAATGGTCTTGTTCCTGATAAACCTATGGCAAGTTATACTACTAAAAAAGGTTTATTAGGGGGTCGTAAAAAATGGATTGATATTTATGAAGTAGATGGTGATGGTAACGGTAGTGGAGTTCCTATGCAAGATTTAGGAAAACTTGAAGAAATGTTAGGTCATAAAAAAGGTTATGGTAAAAATAATTCTAATGATTTCCGTCTTACTAAAAAAGTAGTAAAGAATGCACTTGAAGATGGTTGGATTAAAAACTATGGTAACAATGATAGCAAACCTGAACGTACAAACCGTAAAGATTATTTAAATTCAAAACTTCAAGAAGATTCATGGAACAAAAGTCATTGGGATGAATTGTCTAATTCTGAACAAAGACAAGCTAGAAAACTTTATACATTTGAAAATGAAGATGAAAGAAACCTTGCAGATAAAATAAGATTTAGAGCTCAAGGAACTAAGTTTAGTGAGTCCGGTAGAACTAAACAGATTAAACAATTTGGTGGAGCTTTTCAATTAGGTAATGGTTTTAGTAATGGTGTTGGTCAAAATACATCTTCATACAATCCTTATTCTCAACAGTCACAGTTTGAAAATGGTCTGTTTGGTTCACCAGCTCCATCAGGTTTACCACCAAAACAACAGAATCTATTTGGATCTATAACTCCAACTGCAACAGGTTCTTATGCAGAAACAAGAGATACTGGACATACATTAGGAAGTAAGGGTGAAGAGATTATACCTCAAGGTCCTGAATCTGAAAAAGAAAAACAATACATGGGTATTGAAAGAAAACGTAAGAATGTATATGGTTTTGATGGTGAAGCAGCAGTAAATGTTGGTAATGCAATTGGTAATGGTATATTAGGTACAATTAATAATATACAACAAGCACCAAAGCAACGTAAACAATTATTAGATATAGCTGATCCTATAAATCAACAAGGTATGGTTAATTCAGTAGACAGTGGTGATCAAGTAGACTTTGGAAGTTTCATGGGTTATAGAACACCTGAACAAGGTAGTGATAGAAACAGTAGAGCAACATATGGTAATTATGCAAATACCAATCTGGGAAGATACGGAGGTTATATGCAAAATGGTGGATATGCTAATCCATTCTATGAAGAAGATGATGAGGTTGAAATGACTCCCTATGAACTAGAACAGTATCTAGCAGCAGGAGGACAAGTTGAATATTTATAAGCAAACCAATGATAAAAGTTAGAATTAAAAAATTACCACAAGCAAGAACAGGATATCAAGTCCAAGGTGCATTAGTAAATGATGTTCCTTCAATGGGTGGTGCAGATTATAATGCTTACATTGGTAAGCCAAAACTTATGGCAAGTAAGTATATTACTGCTGTTCCTAGAGATGAAGCTAACTTAGAAGCAGAAGGAGGAGAAACTGTTTATGGTGATATCAATGGAGATGGAATACCAGAACATCAAATCATTAAAGGACCAAGACATCATAGTGGTGGTGTACCCTTAAGTCTTCCTGAAGATACTTTTATCTTTAGTGATACTAGAGGTATGTTAATCAAAGATCCAAAAATTCTTGCAATGTTTGGTAAAGGTGGTACAAACAAATCATTTACTCCTGCAGAACTTGCTAAACAATATGATATCCAAAAGTATAGAAAAATATTAGAAGATCCTGACTCAGATGCAATAGAAAGAAAGTCTGCTGAGTTGATGATGAAAAAATATATAATCAAACTTGGATGTCTTGCATTAGCACAAGAGTCAATGAAAGGATTTCCACAGGGAATACCTGCTGTTGCTAGACCATGTATGGAAGCACGTGGTATTACTGAAGAGCAAATATTACCTGCTAAAGAAATTACTGTACTGAATGATCAGTTGAAAAAACAAATGAATCAACAAGAAAATTCAGAAGAGACAATGGAATCAGAGAATCAGCAAAATCCAATGGAGGAAGCTCAGGAAATGAATCAAGGTCAACCAATTGCACAAGGTCAAGAACAACAAATGGGTCAACCACAACCACAAATGTCTCAAGAAGAGATGATGATGTATGGTGGTATGAGAAGACTAAGAAGAGCACAAGAAGGAATGCAACAACCATCTCCTGAAGAAATGGCTATGATGCAACAACAGCAACAACAACAAGGTCAACCACAAGAACAAGGTGGTGGAGAAGATGAAATGATGCAAGTTATGCAAGAAGTTCAAGCTGCTTTAGAAAGAGGTGCTGAACCTGCTGAAGTTGTTATGAGTTTAATACAAAATGGTATTCCACCTGAAGCTGTAGTAGAAATATTTACACAATTGGGTGCTTCTGCAGAAGAGGCTACACAACTTGTACAACAAGTAATGTCTCAAGGTCAAGAAGGTCAAGGTCAAGAAATGGCACAACAACCTATGTCAGAAGAAGAAGCAATGATGATGCAACAGCAACAACAAGCTCCTCCAATGGCACAATATGGAATGTCAATGGGTGGTTATGATATGCCGTTTTATGATGTACCACAAGCAGAGTATGGTATGTCAATGGGAGCAGGTATGTCTCAAAACTATCAAGGTAGATCTAATAGAGTTCCTGCATCAGGTCCTATAACTGGTATGGTTAAAGCACAAGATGGTATTATAATTAAACGATCAGATTATAAAACTGATGCAGAATTACAAAATGCATTAAAAAGAGCATATATTCAATCAAAAAAAAGTAAACAAAAAATTTATATTCAAAACCCTGATGGAAAAAATGTAGAACAAAAAGTTTCTGCAACAGGTCATACTGAATACAAAGGTGATGATATAGATAAATGGAATGGTAATCAAGTTGCAGCAGCAACTTTTGAAGCAATGTCTCAAACTTTTAATGATCCAAAAGCTAAAGCTGCATTTGCAAAACAAGTAAGAGCAACTTTAAATGATAAAGAAGCATATAAAGGTAAAAGAGGAACATATACTAAAACATATCAAGAACAATTTGGTAAAGATCCATCTACACTTACAGATGATGAGATAGTAAAAAACTATCTTAGAATGCAAGAAAGAAACTTGAAGACTACAACTTATGGACAAAAGATTTTTGGAGATGCAAAGATGCCTTATGGTTCATGGATGTATAAAGATGCTAATGGAGACATAAGAGGTTATGAATCTAGTGGTGATGGACAAGGTGATAGAAGAGGTTTTAAAGATGTTGTTAAAGCAGCAAATCCAAATCTTTCAGATGACCAAATTAAAGAAATGTATACGAAAATTAATTCTAGTGGTTATACATCTTTAGAAAAAGTTTCTGCAGATATGGGATTACCAATGCAAAGAGCAGCAGGTTCTGGTAGAGCAGCTAATCCATATGATGAAGAAGCTTACTTACAACAAGCAGGATTTATTGCAGCAGATAGATTGATGAAAGATCTTGATGCTAATCCTGATAATTATGATGAAGATACACAAAATGCTTTATTAGGTATTACAAGTTTTGCAGGATTTAATCCTTATGGTAAACAAACAGGATACAATGATGAGATTGGACAATCTGTTACTAATATCTCTCCAATTGATGCTTACTATACTAATACAACACAAGATGAAAAACAAGCTCATCATGGTTTAAAATTTGAAGATGTAGGAGCAATTGCTGACCCAGATTGTCAATGTACAGACCCTTCTAATACAGAAACATATAGTCCTTACAAAGATGCTCAAGGTAATTGTACATGTACTCCACCGGAGAATAAAGTATCATGTCCTTGTCAAAAATCTGATGGTACTGATATAGAAATGACTGCTAATGCAGATGGTTCATGTCCTCCATGTACTGAAGACCAAGATGTTAATGTACCGGGTCAACCTGCATCGTGGTGGTTACAAGATACTATTAAAACTTTAGGAGCTGCTGGTGATTTAGGAAGAATTAAAAAATATATGGGAAATTCATACCAAGCAAATCTTGGAACTCCCAGACCTACATTTATAGATCCTACAAGAGAACTTTCAGATAATTCAGAACAAGCAAATATTCAAACTCAAGGTATGAGTCAGTTTGCAGGATCTCAAAAATTATCTTCAATATCAGGAAGTATTCAAGGTCAAGCATCTAAAAATGCAGCTAATACACTTTCTAAATATAATAATGCTAATGTTAATATAGCAAATCAATTTGAGATGAAAGCAAATGATATTAGAAATCAAAATAGTATGTTAAACCAAGCAGGTAATCAAAGACTATATGATCAAAATACAGTTGCTAATCAACAATTTGATAATTCTAAAATGGCAATGAGAAATCAACTTAGAAACTATTACACAAATGGAATGACAAATAGATGGAAGACAGATGCACTCAATCAAATGCATGAGAACTATAAAGTTAATCCTGGTAATGGTGGAGAGATGGCATATAATCCTACTCCAAAAACAGTTACTGGTCAAGGTGCTAGTAGTGGTAAAACTGCTTGGCAAACAGCATTAGAAGAATGTAGAGAAAATAATCCAGGTATGAGTGAAACATTACTAAAAGACTGTGCTAGAAGTGGAGCAGCATCATATTCTGGAGTTAGAGGTAATGGTGCAAATGCTGGTGCTATTAATACCATGTATGGTTCACAAACAAAAGAAGGAAAAAAAGGAGGTGAAATGCATAATAATAATGGGTATGTCCATATAAATTCATGGCTTCCATTTATATTGTAAACTTTATAAGTTTAGTAAACTTAAAAAATTTTAATAGATTTACACAAAGATAAATTATGGCAACGTACTTACAAGGAAAACCAGGTATATATAAAATTACTAATACAATAAATAATAAACTATATATTGGTTGTGCCTCTAACATAAGAACAAGAGTTAATGGTCACTTATATGATTTAAGAAAAGGTATTCATTCAAATACTTATTTACAAAAAGCTTGGAATAAATACGGTAAAGAGAATTTTATTTTTGAAATGATTGAAAAATGTGACATAACTGATTTACATGCTAAAGAACACTACTGGGTTAATGAATTTAATTGTCTAGATAGATCTATTGGTTATAATCTAAAACCAACAGATCCTAATGGTTGTTCTATACATTCTGAAGAAACAAAGGAAAAATTAAGAATTGCTAATAAAGGTAAAAAACCATCTACCTGCTGTATTCAAAAACTTAAAGAAAGAACACTTTCAACAGAACATAAAGAAATATTGAGAAAATCAAGAGAAACCATTGATTTTA